GTGAGACTGATAAGGTATCTATCTCACCTTCTGTAATGACAAGCTTCTTTCCGCCACCTTGAAAAAGATGTTGTCCATAAAAGCGATTGCTAATATGCCCTCTTACCTCAAAGGTCTTATCAGAGAACCGTATCTTTTGTCCAATCATGCGACTATCATCATCATAATAACAGGCTATCTGTGCAGGTCTCCCGTGTACATTTGATGTGTAATAGCCATATTTAGAGCAAGTCGCTTGCGTCAGCATCCTTTTAGGTAACGGCGCTAAAGACATATCAGACATAGAAATGAGTGCTGTCTTCGGCATGGTACTACTTGTCATGCGTGCTTCTTGCTGTGGTGAGCGGTGATAGGTTTCACAACTATAGCAATAGGTGTGACCGTCATCATAGACTGTCAGAGCATCATGTGACCCACAATCAGGACATGGTTGATGTGCTAACAAATCATTCACCCTCTAGTTCTACAATTTTACTAGGAATTTCATAGAGTTCTTCAAGTTCATCTATACATAGCTTCTGTGTGTCAGTCACTTTCCCAGTTCCACTGTCACATAGAATGTAGATAGATGTTTCATTGTCAGGGTAATTATACTGGGCAATAGCGTTAATATCCCTATCATACATGATAGAGCCGTTACGCCCCATGTAAATATGAAAGCCTGTGTCTAGTTGTCCTTGTCTTCGTGCTTCAGCATAAAGACGTTTCAAAGACGCTTGCTTGCAATCCCTAACAACGATACAAATCTGCGTTGTTTCTTGTCTTCGCTTAAAAGTCAGCATTATTTGTCACCTCCACCTTTAGGGATTAGACCAACAAGCTCCTTTTTAGCTTCCCTAAACCAATGAGCAGGAATTTCCCTGCTAGCATATTTAAAGCCGTGCTGTACACACCATTCCGCTACGGTAGTCTTCGCTCCTGTGCTGATTTTTGTCTTGCTATTGGAAAAGACAAAACGAATATCAAGTTCAGGATGTTGCTCTTTAATACGTAAGTGCTTTTGTCTGTCCTCAAATTCAAAAATACCTTTAGCTTCGACTATAATGCCATTAGGCAGAATAAAGTCAGGCGTGTAGTTATGTTTAGATGCAGGCACGATATAAGGAATTTTATATTTCTCATAGACTAGGGGAATGCCTGCGTTCTGTAGCTGTGCGGCGATGCGGTCTTCTAGTCCAGACCTATAAGGCAGGGTGAGTGTCTTATAGCCACCTCTACGGTTGAATTTGCTACCTGTCAAAAGTCTGCCCCGTCTTCAAAGGGAACAGTTTCAGTATCTTCGGGCGCAATTTCGACACCAAAGCCACAATCTTGCGCCGTGGCGCTACTACCTACTGGGACATACTCAAGTACTTGAACAGCCTTAATCAGCAGTTGTACACCATAGATAGAGGAAGATGCGTAAAAGGGTCGCATTTTAAAGCAAACACGTACCTTAGAGCCATGCCCAATCTCTACATCTTTATCCATAACTTTCCCATATTTATCAAAAATAGCTACAGTCGTTTCAAGCGTATCTCCCGTCTTAGTCTTGATGACGGCATTAGTCTTGAATTTGAAAACAGTCTCACCCTCTGCATTTTCTCGGTAGCCTAAAGACGGGTAAGAGTTCTTTGCAAAACGCTTTCCTTGCAGTTCTGCACTATTAGTCGCTCTTTCCCATTCCATACCAATTTTATTCACAAGCTCCTGTGCGTCCTTTTCATCCTCAAAGCGTAAGCCAATAGTGTATTTACCGCTATCCTTGCCTTCGTATACCTCGGTGCTTCTCAAATGCGGATACATCGCAATACCCTCTTTAGTCGTTACTTGCGTTAGTTGTTTAAAGTTTGTTGCCATTGTATTTACTCCTCCAGTTCCAATCATATAATAGTCTAGCGAAAGCTAATTTTGCGCCAAAAGACATATAAAAATCGTCCTCATCATGACAATATGCCTTCGTTACTTGAATTTTCTTACCGTTTACATATAAGGTTGCCTTTACTTCTTTATCATCCTCTTCACTTTGAATGAGGACTTTAAAAGCTGGGTGTGCATGTGGTGCGTATGCTCTTTCATTATCTTCATCTAGCATAGTTGGCAGACAAGTCATTTCAACTTGATTGCCATGCTTAGTGGTAAACTGAACAAGACAATAGGTGCGACCGATAGCGGTAATAACACCTTTCATGCCTTTGTCTTCATCACTATAGCGTCCATTGTTGACTACAAGCATGCCTACATACGCTTTTTCTTTGTTAATCATTCTACTATATCCCTCCTTTACCAGTAGAACCAGTAGCTCCTTCACCTCGTGCTGTAGAAGACAATACATCAACTACTTCTACAGTCGGTGTGATAATTTTAGTCAGAATTAGCTGTGCAAAACGTTGTCCTTCTTTAATCACTTCAATGTGATTGCTTAAATTCTCAAGATAGACAAGCACTTCACCGCGGTAGTCACTATCAATGACCGATACTTGATTAGCCATTCTAATCTTTGAGTTCTTGCCCATACTAGACCTCAAGACAATCTGTCCATAATAGCCTTCAGGAATTTCCACCGCAAAGCCTGTATGCACAATAGCAGGTGCGGAAGACAAAAGCTGAGGTAAGATGACAAGCCGTTCAGGGCATGTAATGTCATAACCTGCTGCTCCGTCTGTCATTCGCTGAGGACAAACACCTTTGTCGTTTAACAGCTTTACTTTTAAAATCGGCTGTTTTACTGCCATAAGAGACAATCCCTCCTCTATTTACTCTTTTGGGTTGATATATTCACCTCTAATAGCTTTAGATAGCCATTCAAGGTAACGGTTATATTTGCTTATATCCTTGTCTCTAGGCTCTCCTAGCTTATGCCCTGCTCTCATTTCATATTTGATGCAGTTGCCCTTTAGAAAGCCTATAAATTCTTCATGAGACAATACCCTCTGCATACGCTCTATAGGCTGTTCAGCCATTTCAGCATAATGGGTATCATAATATTGTACTTCAGCTGTCATTTAGTCCTCCTTCTTCTTCTTCTATTAGTGTGCAGATTAGTCAATCTGCTAAAAAAGACACATCCCTGATTAAAAGATAACATCTTAAATAAGGTAAATTGTCAGATAATTCAGACTGCTTGTCTTGAAAAACAAAATGTACTATGTATGATATCCTATATGTATCTTCATATCTACAAGTAGTCTATAGTCTTCTTACGATACTTGTTAGGTTTAATAGACAACGTAAGATATAATAGATACTGTACATTAGTAGATACTATAGTATCTATAGAAATCATATGTTATCGTAAGTTATCATAGAGTTAACTTATAGGTATCTATAGGTATCGCAGGATACTATTAGAGACTATAGTATCTTATGTATCTATAGTTACTTATAATATAGTTTTTATAGTTAACAATAAACAATATCTATAGCAATCTATAATATCCTATGTATCCTATAGTATCTTATGTATCTATAGGGTATCCTCCGCCCCCTCTTCTATGAGTGTGCAATCATTAAACTGGTTTAGTGTGCTAATTAAAATAAGAGTAGCAACTGTTGGCGCAGTCACTACTCTTATTGTCCTTTTTAATTAGCATTGCTTAAAACAAAGTAGAGTAAAAAAAATATGATTATAAGGAGGTGTAATATGCCTACCCTTAACAGAAAAAAGGGAAGGGGTAAAGAAGACAATCACGGTGTGTAATTCGCATGCGAAAAGCGCAGAAAGGAAGTAAAAGAAACTTTATCATTTAGGATACAAATACCACTGTGACTGTCTTCTTCTATTAGCGTGTAGAATTTAAGTTTATTAAGTTTTAGTTTAACAGAAGATGTATTTACTGTCTAATACATCTTGTAGATGCAACGCGCCTTTTGACGGCAAGGCAGGCAATGTATGTGTTGTCAGATGCTTCATGTCTTCGGCAAAGCTCTTTAGTACATCATTGTCCGTGTACATATCGACAAAGGCTTGTCTTACGCATCTGTACATTGTCTCTGTTTGTGCTATCGGGCATCCGTAGCTATCATGGATTGTCGAAAAATGCCTAATGCCTGCTAGGGCGCATGCGTTGACTGTCAGCATTAAATGGCTAGCATCCATACTATGAATGAAGTTAGGCGCTATTCCATTAGCCTGCTTATGCTTGTCTATATCGCCTGTGACACTATGACTATAGACACGAATACGCTTATTCGCTACGGTCATTTGCACTATCTCGCAGTTGTCCACGAGGTATTCCTGCTGTACGGGAAGTCCTAAAGGAGTTACCCATGTTACAGGCTTACCCTCTTTAGCTACGATCTGTGCGCAAAGCTGTAGCCACTTCATACCTTCACAAGCTTTAATGACCACTTTTGAGACACTTCTCCATATGATTTTAGCCATGTAGCCACTCATGCGCCACTTATTGTGGTCATTAAAGACGCATGCATCGCCCTGTTCGCGCATTGCAGGCTCGATTGTATCCGTCATAATCTGTTCTCTATAGCCAAACTCACGCGCGCCATATGCTAATGTCATTGTCGGTCTTTTAGTTACTTTGCGTGTAACTCCAAAAGATAGCCACGTTTGAGCACATGTCCGCGTACCATAGACAATCTTGTTTGTCTTTTCGTCAACGCTATCAGGAGTACCTTTTGTGCTGTCCTCTCTGAGTAGACAATTTACTTCATCTGCTACGCGTGCATAAATGTCGTTTGGCGTGTCTTGTGGGACGAGATTGACCGCCGTTCCGCCTATTTCGTCTCGGAGGATAGCGGAAAAATGCTGTAAGCCCGAACATGTACCATCTTGATGTGACGGCAGACCTGTGACAAAGCCACTAGGGTCACCTTGATGCGTCTCGCGCCATTCGCACCATCTTGCCCATTCAAAACAGAAAGCCAACATCTGACACGGCTCGTCCTGCTCCGCCCACCATGTGTAGCCTAAAGGGTCACTAGCCGACTGTAAGATGTGCGTTTCGTTCCTAGTAATCCATGCAACTCTATCAGCATAGGCAATCTTGTCATGCCCTGCGATATTTGCTCCCGTGATTGCAAGCCACTCAATATCTTTTGTTGTCTTGCAGGGCGGAGCGTCTTTAAACAGGATCAGTGACTTCGTTAGGTCATCACCTTGAAAGTTAAAAGACGGTATCGGGTAGATACGACCTCTAAAATCCATGTTGCACGGAAAATAGATTGCGTCTTCGTCTTTGAATTTTTCGGCGGTACGCAAAGTATATAAGGCGCGCAAGACAAGGCTCTTGCGTCTTTTTTCTCCCTTGTACCATTTAGGCATAATTGCCTTGTATCTTTCTATGTCTTCCTTTGTCGGCTCTTCGGGCAGTACCGCAGGCTTCGTGTCTTCGTAGATGTTTGGGATGCCTGCGATGTTTCCTCCGTTTCGAACCAACTCTTGAATGACCTCTAGGACGCACTTGTTAACTATCCACGGTGTTGCTTGTATAGCGTTCAC